AGAGAGGATATGATGACGCACATGTTGATTTGAATTTTAAGGCAATTTATGGGGACAAAAGCGATAATATACCTAAAATTGGCACAGGTATTACAAAGGAAAAGGCGATTGCTCTAGCAAAACTCTCTAAAAATGAATTAAATAAATATCTTGTTGATAATAACTTGGTAGATAATTTTGAATTTAATATGAATCTAATATCATTTGATAAAATACCACAGAAATACATTGATATTTATAATATTAATAACAAGATCATTTTAGAATAATATTATATATAATATATTCTAAATTAATTTTCTAGTGTTTTATACATGCCATTATATTTTTATTTTTATAAATGTTATATAATATGATAAACCAATATATAAAGATATAAATAATGTATATTAATAATGATTGATAACTTTATAAAATATATTGAAAAAAATGAAAAATATATAATATTTGATATTGGTTCACGAGATTGTCTTCAAAGTATTGAATTTTATAAAGAATTTCCAAATTCAATAATTTATGCTTTTGAATGTAATCCAAATACATTAGATATATGTAAAAAAAATATTGAACCGTATAGTGATAGAATTATATTGATAGAAGGTGCTGTATGTGATTATGACGGCTATATAAAATTTTATCCTATAAATCAATCAAAAACAAGAACTACATGGATAGATGGTAATCCAGGTGCGTCATCTATATTTAAAAGTAATGGAAATTATACTATTGAAACATATGTCCAAGATGAAATTATTACAAAATGTCATCGTTTAGATACTATTATGGATAATTATGGTATTGTAAATGTAGATATAATATGGATGGATTTACAAGGAGCGGAATTATTGGCATTAAAAGGATTAGGGGATCATTTAGAAAATGTAAAATATATCAATACTGAAGTTTCATATAAAGAAATGTACTCTGGACAAGTAATGTTTGATGAACTAAATAATTATATTTTATCAAAAGGGTTTGATATAAAAAATACATTATCATATGAAGGATGGCAAGAAGATGTAATATATGAAAAAAAAATGAATAAACTAACAAGAGAAATTAAACAGTTTGACATTGTTATTCCAATAGGAGAATATGACAAGGACATAATATATAAACAAATAGAATTAACAAAAAAAAATATTATTGGATATAGGAACATTTATTTAATTTGTAATGATCCTAATATATTAATTGAAGGATGTATAACAATTAACGAAAATATCTTTCCCTTTTCTATTGAAAGTATAAATAAAATGTATGGTGAATTAAACAGAAATAATTGGTATTTACAACAATTGTTAAAATTATATTCATTAATTATAATTCCAGGTATTAAAGATAATTGTTTAATAATTGATGCTGATACATTTTTTTTGAAACCAACTAAGTTTATTAGAAACAATAAGTGTTTATATAATTTTGGCAATGAATATCATATGCCTTATTTTGAACATATGTCTAGATTAGATAATGATTTAATTAAAGTATATAATGTGTCAGGTATATGTCATCATATGATGTTTGAAAAAACTTATATAAATAATTTAATAGACAAAATAGAAAAAAAACACAATGATAAATTTTATAACATTTTTTTAAAAATGGTTTCTGAATCAGATAGACTTGGTGCTGGAGCATCAGAATATGAAATATATTTTAATTATGTTTTTAAAAATTACAAAGATAGTGTTGAAATAAGAGAGTTAAGATGGTGTAATACAAACACTTTAAATATTAATTCTGATTATGATTATATTTCATATCATCATTATAGCAGATAAATATGTAAAATATACTATACATAATTAGAAAATTTTTTATTTTTATATAATATATAATTATGATTGTATATAAGTTAGTGAGAGATTTAAACGAGGATGAAATATTTAGATGTATAAGATTAATAAATTCTAATTTCAAGAAAAATAGATTTAATACATATAGTAGCGTTATATATTATATAATAGGAAGTGATATAATTGGTTTTATAGGAATAAGTGATAATTATTTGAATCAAGTATGTGTAAATATTAATTATAGGAATAGAGGAATAGCCTCTCAATTATTACAAAAATCTAAAGAAATTTTACAAGAATCTATATATTTATTCATAGATAAAAATAAATCTAATACTGATTATTTAGTTAACTTTTATATTAAAAACGGTTTTTTAATAGATTTAGAAAATGACGTTGAATATAAAATGATATATAAAAATTGATTATTATTATATAATATTATTAATACTACTACTATATAACAATGGAAAGGATCGATGAAGAGCAAGATATTGACGTATATATCGACGGCTCTTGTATTAATAATGGAAAGATTAATGCCAAAGCGGGATATGGTGTATTTTTTGAAACTGGTGATGATCGCAATGAATCTAACGTAGTTCAGGGGAAACAAACGAATAACACAGGAGAATTAACTGCTATGATTAGGGCCCTAGAAATATTGAAGAAAGAAATTGAAGATAAAAGAATCATCAATATCTATACGGATTCAGAGTATGTTATGAAATGCTCGGGTTCTTATGGAGACAGACTGGCAAAAAATGATTGGAAAACTAAAGAGGACAAAATACCTCCTAATTTAAAACTGCTACAAAAAATACACGAACTATATCACGCGAATAAGAAATATATCAAGATACATCATATTAAAGCACACACTAATCTATCCGATAAACATTCTATCGGAAATAGTCAGGCAGATAGATTGGCGAATATTGCGGTTAATCCTAATTATGAAGAATCTGGTAATGAAACAGAGAATTATGGATTTAAAAATCTATCGGTTAAAAGCGCAAAAAACTTCATCAATGTCTCTTATAGTCATAAGGATGCTGTTAAAAAGTTAGGATGTAAATGGGATATGAATAAGAAAAAATGGTATTACGAAGACAATATTAGCGAGGAAAACATCAAATCTATTAAGGACATTGAAAACCTTAGTTTATCTACGGAAAAAGAAAAACCCATTAGGGGCAATACAGGCGAATCTAGGGCATTTGGCGCTTCTGGAGAATCCGCAGAGAGTAATAGAGTATATATTAAGGTCGCGTTCAAAAATAAGGATGCTGTAAAAAAACACGGGTGTAAATGGGACCCAGATAAAAAATCGTGGTATTATTTCGCTGATACTGATAAAAATAAAATAGAAGAAATTATGAAACTTATCTAAAATGATGCGGGAAGCGCGAGATGTTATATGATTATTTATGGGGGACACATAGAGATTATATTTTTTATATAGTTTATATTGATTAATGGGAGGATTGGACTACATTCCCACAGATGTGTTTTAAGGAATGTTTGGATATTATAATTTACCGGATACATATGAAAGAGACCCGAATAAATATCTGTCATATATTTTTTATATTTGTGATTAACCAGATGAATGCTATCTTTAGGAAGAACAATTAGCAACTGGATATTAGGGTCAAGAAAGTTATTGTTGGCATTAATAACAGGCGCTTCATGAGCGATTGAATGATTACTAATATCTTTCAAAGTCGGTGGGTAATTATAGGGATAATACCATTCACAATCAATGCTATATCCTTTGTAATATTGATATACCCAATAGATGCCCTTGATATAATTGGAACACGAATTATAAATGACTGAAGAATCAATAGTAATATTATTTTCAAATATCATATTGTAATAATTTTTGTGCCATCTGGTATTATCGTTATATATTTTATAGCACAAATCGTCTTTGTTTTTAAGAGCGTAATTATCGCTGGGAAGACTAGAATTATTAAATATTTTTTTATTGATATATTTTTCACAAATAATAAATATATCCTTGTCCTCTGTTAAAGAGAGTTGCTTGAAAATGTATTTTAGACATTCGTAATTAATAATATTGTCGCTCACAAGTAATCCATATTCTTCCGTCGCTTTCCTCGCAATTGAAATAATTTTGTCTGCGCCATCGGCCTTAATATCTACTGTAAGCAAATGGGGAACAAAATCATTACCCAAGATTGAACATAGTGTACAATATGATTCGACAATATCATTTTCGGCATAGAGTTCTTTAAGATTCCATAAAAACTTTAATTCTTTTAGAATCGCCGAACGCAAATTATTAATATTCAAATAATTATATACTATTTCATTTGTTGTTTTATCGATAGTTTCGCGCATTAAATGGATGTTTTTTATATGAGACATTAGAGATAGAATGATTAAATCGGCATCTAATCCATTAATAATAATATTTTCCGATTTATCGCCAATTAACATTTTAATTTTTTTGAATATTTTATGCTCTCCCTCACCCGATTCATTACTTCCGCTATAAATAATTTCTATATTATGCGTCGAATATCTAATCTTATTATTCATATAAACATTTAACTTTTTCATAAAAGATGTTCCGGGCGTAATAGCATTTGTGTCCCACGTTGGTTTATTAATATAGTCCTCGTCCAATTTATTTCTATAAATATTTAGATATCTGCGTTTTCTCTGCTGGATAATTTTAGCAGTTGGCGCAACGCCATCGGCACATATAACATATTTTGTTGCCTTATAAATATCAATATATTCTTCTACTTTTTTCCAAATATCTTCTAAAATCAATTCATCGATTTCTGATTCTGTTAAAGTATCTGTGGTTTTATCTTTAAGAATCTTTTGAGCGACTGTATGAATGATACCGTTAAAATCAATACAATAAATATCTGTTTTGACAGGTTTATTATTATCTAAAATATTTTGATATTTTTTTGTCAACGAATAAAAATAATAAGGAATACCCATAATAATTTATTATGTATATATACTATTGTATTTATATGATTATCATTTTTTATTTTTCTTTATATGATAATAGAATATATAAATAAAATAATGGGAACTCGTACTATAAATATAAATGACATATTTTTTGGGTCTGAACAATCAAAATATGCGGGGATAGCGTTATTTATGACTATTTTAATATTATGTATGATAATATTATTTAGCAGCAGCAGAATACCTATAGGCGATAGATTTATCTTTGTATTATTTATATTGATAATATCTGTACCTTCAATATTAATGTCATTGTTTGAATTAACTTGTATAGTTACTGGCGGTAATTCTACGACTAGATGGTGGTGCTGGTTATTAGCATGGGTATTATCTGTCATCATAATTGTATATTGTGTAATGATAATAATATCTATGTTAATATCAATGTCGGAATATGATATGGCGAATGACAGATTAGATTATGCTATTGATAAAAATAAAATGAATAAGGAAGATGCTGATATCTATGCTAAAAAATTAATTAAACAACATGAAATGAATAAATCACAAGAAAATCAACACGAAAACGTAGTTTATCATACTCCTCTGATATCCGACAAACCTCCCCATGATTCACCTCAATCTCCTCGTACACACGGACCTCAATCTCCTCCTCCTCAACATTATCAACTTCCCCATCATGATATGAATGCGTCATTACACGATGCGGAATCTCAACCTCCTCATTATAACGAACCTAAAGTTAAGGAAATGAATAATATGCCCTATCCTAAAATATCATCAGATGTAGAAAGCGATGATATGTATATGACTTATCCTCCTTCGGATAATATGCAAAAACCTACAGTTTCACATCCGGTTAAATCTACCGCTCAATCTTCTCATGCGAATAATTTAACTTCTTTCAATGGTTATGACAATTCCGATAATTATTCATCGTATTAAATTACTTAATATTATTTTTATGATATAATAAATACATTTAAGAAATGTTTAATATTATATATTAATGTTATTAATTATATATTAATGAAAAAAAAATATGATGAGACTAATAAGAAAAATAATTATTTTCGCCCACAATGTTGTCGCAATTGTGGATTAAACGGGCATTTATATAAAGATTGCCCGCATCCTATAATGAGTTTTGGAATTATATGTTATAAAATTATTAATAATGAAATTAAATATATTATGATTCAGCGCAAGGATAGTTTATCATTTATGGAGTTTGTAAGAGGCAAATATAACATAGAAGATGATAAGTATATAATAAAATTAATTGAATATATGACGGATTCGGAGAAAAAACTATTACTGACAAATAGTTTTGAACAAATATGGAATTATACTTGGTGTCAAATAAATCAGGGGACATTTAAACACACAAAGGAATACATAGATTCAAAAAATAAGTTTGAAATTATTATGAATGATAGTAATATTAAGAATTTATTGTCTATTAAAAATGTTAATAATAATAATGAATCTGAACAAGAATGGGGATTTCCTAAAGGAAGAAAGAAATTGAAAGAGTCGGATATTGATTGTGCCGTAAGAGAATTTTGCGAAGAAACGCAGTTAGATAAAAATGATATAGAGATTAATAAAAATATAATTCCATTTCAAGAAATATTTTTTGGCACAAATAATATATTATATAAACATGTATATTATATAGCGAAAATTGTTAATGATAATGCCGAAATACAATTAGACAATACATGTATAGAACAGATTAGAGAAATAAGATCATTAAAATGGTTTAGTAATGAAGAAGTATTAAATCATATTAAAAATCATAATACTGAAAGGATTAAGATATTCAAAAAAGCCCATAGCGTAATAAATAATAATAAATCTTTAATGTAAATAGATAATGATTAAAAAATGTCCGGAAGGTAAAGAACTTAATCCTATCACTAATAGATGCGTTAAAAAATGTAAGGAAGGAGAAGTTAGAAATCCTACTACAGGAAAATGTGAAAAAAACAAGCATCAGAAATCCAAAGACCTTCCTAATCTTCTTTTGAATTCTAAAAAATGTCCGGAAGGTAAAGAACTTAATCCTATAACTAATAGATGCGTTAAAAAATGTAAGGAAGGAGAAGTTAGAAATCCTACTACAGGAAAATGTGAAAAAAACAAGCATCATAAATCCAAAAAAGTCCCTGTAGAACCTATGGAACCTATGGTACCCGCAGAAACCAATAAATTACTGTC